ACTCAAAAGTTGATTTCTTCTCTAAACACCCTGGCATTGGTGGAACGGCATTAATGTGTCCCCACTCTTTAACATTATACGATAAATTTGAATTACAAAATATATTACAAGTTCCTCCAACATATGTATAGTTATATTCTTGAGTCCCATATCTATATGGTGCTCTAAATGATGGATGTATCGCGCTACCTAATTGTAATATATGGGTATTCGTACATCCTGCTAAATGTAAAGGCCCGGAATCCATTGTTACAATACATTTAGAGTTATTAATTACCCACCACATATCACTCATCGTCCCTTGATTGGTTAAATCTAAACCATAAAGATTTTCAAAAACAGGACAGTATTTTTCTAATGTATCACCTAACGAATGATGTAATTTTTCTCTATAACCTGACCCTATTAAAACAGTATAAATTTTGTTTTCACGAAGCCAATCAATTAATTCTGTCCAATTTTTATCATTCCAAGTTCTGTTCGCCCAATTTGTTGTTACGTGTAATACAACATACTCTTTAGGTAAGTCAATATCTAATTCTAATGATGTTGGATAAAAATCATAACTCAATTGTTCTGGTAAAAGTTGGAATCCTAAATCATTAGCGTGTAATTGACGAGTATCAATATGTGAGAATTTTTTCTCAATACCATTCTTATCAAAAGTTCCGGGAAACGTAAAACTTTCATATATTCTTGAGTTTGATGTATCAATTAAATTGTATTCGTCAAATGAAAGTAAATTATCAACATAAGGGTTTCCTCTAAATACAACTTTACTATGTGTCACAACATTGATTTTTTCATTATGTGATTGAGAAAGATATCGTAAAGTTGGTGTTGACGCTAACGTATCTCCAAAACTACTACTGTGAATTAAATAATATATGTTTGACATTGTAATTGATTTTTTTTTAGTATTATAACTTTCTAAAATTTTATTTGCTTTCTCAGTAACATAGTCCCAATTAAAATTTTTCTGAATATATTGTGAATCTAATAATGATTTATTGTTATATTCTGAGAGTTTATTTAATTTATATTGTGTATAAAATTTCATAACTTCATACTCAAATTGAGTATAATTTGGTTCTGATAATTTACCAGGGTAATAGTCATGTAGTAACTCCCAAAAATATTCTTGGTTGTTTATTATTAATTTTCTTTGAGCGTCTTCTTCTCCTACAATCTCAATACCAATACCTATTGAGTTTTCAGTATATTCTAATTGACCTGTTGATTTACTGTAAATGGATGGCACACCTGAAGATAATGATTGAATTAACGGAAGATTCCAACCCTCACCGCGTGAACAAGAAACATATAAATTTGCATTTCTAATTTCATTAATATAATCCTCTTCACTTAATGTATCCAAAAATGTGATGTTATTATATTGAGGTAAACCATATTTTGTAAACAATTCATCTTGTGATTCCTGTTCTCGATATTTGTCATGTATTGCTAATTTAAATTCAACTGAGGGGTCATCACCAATTACATTAGTAATTGACTTTATTAATTCGTAAGATGATTTACGATATTCCCAAGTACCAATATGTAGTATTGTTAGTTTTTTATTTTTTTTATTTTTAACGGGAAAAAATTTGGATGGGTCAACACCCTCATTAACAACAGTTATTTTATTTCTATCTATTCCATTATTAACAAAAACCTCTAATTGCCATTTACTTGGAACCCATATATAATCAACTTTTTTAAGTTTTTCAATAAAACCTTCTAACATTTCTGTAGTTTCCCAAGGGAAGTAAGCAATAACTGGTTTATCGTAATCTTGATAATAATAATGATGATACGCTTCGGCCATTATAAGGTGAAAATCGGGAACAAATGATTCGTCATATCCTAATAGTGGAAATTCTTTTAACTCACCATCTACCCATAAACTTTGTTGATGTAATAATTGATGGTGAATATCCTCTAAACCTTTAGTGTTTTTATACATATCAGGACCACTATAAAAACCATTCCAAGTATTAGTATCTAAATTGAAGTTTCTTATCTTAACATTATGGTATTTGTTTAGATTTTTACTAAATTCTTTAATATGATGTGCAATACCACCAGGTCCCATCATTGAGCCGTGAATTAATATATTCATAAAATTATTTTTTAATTACCCAACTTGAATCAGGGTATCTCGTAATTGAATGTGTTTTACCAAAATAGTCATTTACTGCATATAAAACATCAATATTCTCTAAATAATCATGACCGGATAAATAACCACCTTTTTTAATTTTTGGTAACCACGTATTAATATCGTTTATTACATCATCATACCAATGAGACGCATCAATATAAACAAGGTCAAAATGTTCATCAGGAAACATTTTAGAGGCCTCATCACCCCTCATATGTATTTTATTAATGTGAGAATAAAATGATTTCATATTATCAAACAATTCCATAGCTTGGAAAATAATACCATCATTATTCCAATCTTCCCAAGTATCGATGCAGTATATTTTTTCACAATGTAATGCTAAAACTTCACTACTAACACCGGCATACGAACCAATTTCAGCAACAACAAAATTATCTTTCATAATATCTTCACACATCATGAACAAACCTTGAGTCCTATTAACACCACCTTCATCATCTTTTAAACCAAACATTCTATAGGCCGTTTTTAAATATTCTCGTCTATTATCAATATTCATATTGTTTTATTTTTTTACCCTAAAGATAATAAAATATGTATAAATTTCCATATAATTTTAGATAATTTAATTATTTATCGTAAAATAATTCTAACTATATTTATAGTAATGCAAGTAGTTGAAATAACAAGTTTATCAGGACATTCACCATTTAATATCTCAATATGTGATATTACCTTAACTTATTGTTATGTGGTTGCAACCGGTGTTGTTGTTGTCCCCCCAACATTAGAATTACAAATACCTACTCAATTAGAAGGTGCTCAACAAGTTATAGTTAAAGTTGTGGATTCAATTGGTTGTCAAGAATTAATTTTACAAAGTTGTCCAACAACCCCAACTCCAACACCTACAATAACCCCAACTCCAACACCTACAAAAATTGTGGTTTGTAATTGTCTTACATTTGAAAATACAACATCGAATACATTATATTTTTATTTTACTCAATGTGATGACACAATATTAAAAGGTGAAATACAATCGGGAACTACATTATATTATTGTGGTAGATTACCATCAGCGGATGTTGGTATTAATGTGAATATAGGTAATTTGTGTGTTAACAATACGTGTCCTGATTCGGCATTAACCCCTACCCCTACAACAACACCAACAACAACACCAAACCTGACATCGACATCTACGCCAACCCCAACACCGACCCCAACTCACACTCCAACAGCAACATCGACAACAACACCGACACCAACACCAACACATACTCCAACGGCAACATCAACAACAACCCCAACTCCAACACCTACATCTGCGGGATTAGTTTTAGAGTTATACGGTTGTTGTGATTTGACAACACAATACGTTGCATATAATCCAATATTCGCATCATTACCAGGGGTATATACCGCAACAAATGGTGAACCTTATGAAGTGGTAACAGGTGTTGCGATTAGTGGAGCTCCTACGGTTACCATTGTTGATATAACAAATTATAGTAATTGTACTAATTGGGTGACAGTTTTTGGTAGTTGTCCGTAATAATTAACCATTAATATTTATCTTTTATTTTGAACTATTATCTTTTGTGTAAAAACAAGAGATAAATGAAAATATTTGTACAGATAGCTTCCTATCGTGACCCCCAACTTATCCCAACATTAGATAGTATGTTGGAAAATGCTAAAAGACCTAAAAACTTAAGAATAGGTATATGTCGTCAATATCACCCTGAAGACGGGTTTGATAATTTAGAAAAATTTAGTGGAGATAAAAGATTTAGAGTTAAGGATGTTTTATATTCTGACGCTAAAGGTGTTTGTTGGGCAAGAAATCAAGTACAACAATTATATGATGGTGAGGAATATACTCTTCAAATAGATTCTCATATGAGATTTGAAAAGGATTGGGATGATACCTTAATCAAAATGGTTAAACAACTTCAGAAGAAAGGATTTAAGAAACCTTTATTGACGGGGTATGTTTCTTCATTCGACCCGGATAATGACCCGGCAGGTAGAGTTAAAGAACCGTGGAGAATGTCTTTCGATAGGTTTATCCCTGAAGGTGCGGTATTCTTCTTACCTGAAACAATTCCTGGTTGGGAAAAACTTAAACAACCAATTACTTCTCGTTTTTATTCTGCACATATGGCTTTCACTCTTGGAGAGTTCAGTGTTGAGGTTCAACACGACCCTGAATTTTATTTTCACGGGGAAGAAATATCTATTGCCGTTAGAGCATTTACTCACGGATATGATTTATTCCACCCACACAAAACTGTTATTTGGCATGAGTATACTCGTAAGGGTAGAACCAAACAATGGGATGATGACAAAGAGTGGGGTAAAAAGAATGAATTGTCTCACAAAAAGAATAGACAACTTTTTGGAATGGATGGTGAGGAAGTTACTTTGGATTTTAGTAAGTACGGATTTGGAACTGAAAGAACTTTAAAAGATTATGAGATTTATTCTGGTCTTAAATTTTCAAATAGAGCTGTCCAACAATATACATTAGATAAAAAGTATCCACCAAATCCTACCGTTTATGAAACTGAAGAAGAATGGTTGGCAAGTTTTGCAAGAGTATTTAAACATTGTATAGATATCTCATTTAAACAAGTTCCGGAAAAAGATTATGATTTTTGGGTTGTTGCTTTCCACGATGAGAAAGATGAAACTCTTTATCGTAAAGATGCGGATATTAATGAAATAAATAATATGATGAAAGACCCTGACGGATACTGTAAAATTTGGAGAGATTTTCAAACAACCTCTAAACCAAAATATTGGGTGGTGTGGCCTTATAGTAAATCAAAAGGTTGGTGTGATAGATTAACCGGTAACTTGTAATATATGAGATTTATTATTAGGCATCAGTTAAGAGACCTTAAAATGGGGGGTCACGAGTTTTATGTGACTAGTTTATTTAAAAAATTTATAAATTCAATAAAATTAAAATATCCGGAACACACTTTTGATGTGGAAGTCGACCAATCTTATGAGAAATATGGTCAAGGGAGTATTTTTAGTTGTATGAGTTTATCGATTATTAATCCTGAAAATAATAATTATATTTTAATATCATTATTCGATAATTGGAAATATCATTTTATGAGGCATCTTGGTTGGGAACCAAAAAAAATGAAACAATTTTTTTATGCTGGTGGATTTAATTTTTTAGATTATTTTAACTATAAAAAAATATCATCGTTAAATCCTGATTTAGAATTCCCGGATGATATACAAAGTGTTTTTAACACTTTTTTTTATAACCCTTATTTTGATTGTTGTTACGATGAAATGGAATCAATCTATAACACTAAAAATAATAGAGAACAAAAACTTTATTTTAGGGGGTGGATGTGGGATTTTAGAAAACAAATGACCGAAAATATTAATCGAGACGATATTTTAATTATTGATAAAAACCAAAACAATCAAAATTTAAATTATGTTGATTACTTAAAAGACATGGCGAATTATTCGGTTAGTTTAAGTTTACCGGGTGGAACAGAATCTTGTAATAGAGACATAGAATGTTTTGGTATTGGTGTTCCTGTTATTAGACCTTATTTACAAATAAATTATCCTGAACCATTAATACCAAACTACCATTACATTAATTGTTATCACTATTGTGATTATACGGATAACGGAAACCCAAAATATTTGTCATACGAAGATTTTCAAAAAAATTTAATATACACTTGGGAGAAAGTTAAAAATAACCAAGAGTATTTAGATTTTATATCTAAAAATGCCCGAGAATGGTTTGTTAAAAACTGTCAACCTGAAAATAATATAGAATTATTTTTAAATAAAATTGATTTAAATTTATTATAATATGAGTGTAACATTAGTGACCGGTTTATGGAATATAGGGAGAGGTGACCTTCAAGAAGGGTGGTCTCGTTCATTCCAATATTATTTAGAAAAATTTGAACAATTGTTACATGTTAATGAGAATATGATTATTTTTGGTGATAAAGAATTAGAAAAATTTGTTTTTAAATATAGACGTGTTGAAAACACTCAATTTATTCATAGAGAGTTATCTTGGTTTAAAGATAATGAATTTTACACTAAAATACAATCAATTAGAACTAACCCCGAATGGTTTAATCAGGTTGGGTGGTTATCTGATTCAACTCAAGCCAAATTAGAAATGTATAATCCTTTAGTGATGTCTAAAGTGTTTTTACTTCACGACGCCAAACTATTAGATAAGTTTAATTCCGAATATATGTTTTGGGTTGATGCCGGAATAACAAACACAATTCATCCGGGATATTTTACTCACGACAAAGTTTTAAACAAAATACCTAAATTAGTAAATAATTTTCATTTTGTATGTTTCCCTTATGAAACAAATAGTGAAATACACGGATTCAAATATGATGTTTTATGTAATATTGCGGGAAACAAAGTTAATAAAGTTGCTCGAGCCGGTTTTTTTGGTGGTAAAAAAAATGTAATATCAGAAATAAATTCAATATATTATGGATTGATGAATGATACTTTATCTAAAGGTTTTATGGGTACGGAAGAATCATTATTTACCATAATGACTTATCAATACCCAAATTTAATAACTTATTCAGAAATAGATGGTAATGGTTTGATGGGTAAATTTTTTGAGGATTTAAAAAATGATAATGTTATTGTTAAATCTGAAAGTTCTAAAAATGTAATAATAAATAATAATATGGATATCACTAACGTTGCTCTTTATGTAATAACATTTAATTCCCCAAAACAATTTGAGGTTTTAATCCAAACTATGTTAGAATATGATAAAGATTTTATAGATAAACCGGCAAAATACTTATTGAACAATTCAACTGATTTATCAACAACTGAACGTTATGTTGAATTATGTTTACAATATGGTTTTGAACATATCAAAAAAGACAATATTGGTATTGTTGGAGGTAGAGTTTTTGTTGCGGAACATTTTGATAAAACAAATCACGATTGTTATTTTTGGTTTGAAGATGATATGGCATTTTATCCAAGAAAAAATAAAATGTGTAAAAATGGTTTTAATAGATGGACTGAAAATTTATATCAAAAATCATTAGAGATTCTTAAAAAAGAAAATTTTGATTTTTTAAAACTTAACTACACTGAATTTTTTGGTGATAATAGTACTCAATGGAGTTGGTATAATGTTCCCCAAGATTTTAGACAAAGACATTGGCCTGATAATCCAAGATTACCTGAACAAGGATTAAATCCGAATTCTCCAAAGACAGTTTTTAAAAATATTAAATCACATAATGGTTTACCATATGTCACAGGTGAAATTTATTTATGTAATTGGCCAATACTTTTAAGTAGAGAAGGTAACTATAAATGTTATTTAGAAACTAAATGGGCTCACCCTTTTGAACAAACTTTAATGTCTCATTGTTATCAAGAAACTGTAATGGGTAATATTAATCCCGGGTTATTGTTATTAACACCAACTGAACACAATAGATTTGACCATTATGATGGTTCGTTAAGAAAAGAAAGTTAATTTGTTTATTTTTGGAAAGCAAAGTATTTATAAATAAAAACAATAGATGGATTTTTTTATAAAGAAAAACGCAACCTTACCGGTACTAAAGTTACAAGTGGTTAAAGACGGAAGAAGTGACTATAATAAGTTTATGGATATGATTGAAGAATCGGCCATTTTCTTCTCAATGGTTGACGTAGAAACCGGTATTCCAAAAATAAGTTCAAGACCTGCAGGGTTTGTTGAAAAAACTTTTGTTGACTTGAATGCTGGTCCTGAATATTACATATATTATCAGTTTACACCAAGAGATACTAATAGAGTTGGTCGATACGCCGGTCAATTTATGTTAAGAAATTCCGATGGTGTCCTTATATTACCAATACGTGAAGAATTATTTATAAATGTTCAAGATTCATTTATTGCTGATGATTTAGTTTATGATAGTTGTTACGTGTCAGAATTCCCTTGTTGTATCAATGGACCATATACTACAACAACAACTACAGAATGTTGTCCTTGTACTACAACTACTACTACAATTAATCATACTACAACCACGACAACAACAGTTCCTGTATTATCCGAAGTTAATATGGGTTCAGGTATTTATGACGATATTGGTCATTTATTTATTGATTTTATTGCCGATAGTCCTCAACTAATTAAATGTATTGTTGAAGATTATGTATTGGCACCTCCGTTTTATATAATTGGTGGTGAGAACTATTATATGTATACCCCATTACAAATAGGTGGAACAATTTATAGTGACCCTAATGGACAAACAATATCATTGATTAATGATGGTAGTTATGTCACTCAAGTAAACGGATATCAAGTAATCACCGTTTTTAATTCTGTAATTACCGGAATTGTTAATTTTAACAATTTACTTCCATGTCATTAATCTAAAATTGATTTATTAATTATTATCAATTATATTTATAGAAACAAGACAAACCTGATTTAAAATCGGAGCAAATATGTCATTCTAAAAAATATATTATGGTAACACAAGAAGAGATTAAAGCATTCCTTGAGGGGAATGACCCTGAAGAGCATATCGTTGCAATCGAGTATGATTACGCATCGGACGCTATCTACAAAATCAAAGAAATCCCTGGTCAGGGAAAAATAATCAAAAAAGACACATTTACAGCATTTGCTTGGGTTGGTGATTTAAGAGATTTGAATTTTTATTCAAAATCAAAAGACCAACAAAAAGAAGCAATGAAGAAACACGGTATCATCATTGAGAAATTAGAAACCAAAGGTAATGAGAGATTAGAAAAAGGTCTTAAGTTTATGGTAAAATCAATGAAAGGGTATCGTTCACTTATACAATTCTTTAGGGATGGTGGTGTAGACCCATGGGGTGAAAAAACAAAAGGTAAATTAACGGTACTTCCACCGGTAGAACAATTCCTTATTTCAAGAGAGAAGAGATTATTCAAAGGATATGAAGAGTACAACGACATCACCCGACTCGGATTTGACTTGGAGACGACCTCTTTAGAACCTAAAGATGGTCGTATATTTATGATTGGAATCAAAACCAATAAAGGATACCAAAAAGTTATTGAGTGCGCTGATGAAGACCAAGAACGTAGAGGGTTGGTAGAATTCTTCAATATTATTGATGAACTTAAACCTTCAATCATTGGTGGGTATAACTCAGCAAACTTCGACTGGTTTTGGATATTTGAAAGATGTAAAGCACTTAACTTGGACATCAAAAAGATTGCAAAATCTTTAAACCCGGCAAGACCTATCGGACAAAAAGATGGGATGTTAAAACTTGCTAACGAGGTTGAAAGATATTCTCAAACTCAATTATGGGGTTATAACATCATTGATATTATTCACTCTGTTCGTAGAGCACAAGCAATCAACTCAAGTATTAAATCAGCAGGGTTAAAGTATATTACACAATACATTAAAGCTGAAGCCCCTGACCGAGTTTATATTGACCATTTAGATATTGGACCGATGTATGCTAAAAAAGAGGAGTATTGGTTAAATGTTGAGAATGGAAAATATAAGAAAGCGGATAATCCTGCGTTTGATAATTTAGATACAAGATTCCCGGGTAAATACTTAAAGGTGACGGGTGATAACATTGTTGAGAGATATCTTGACGATGACTTGGAGGAAACGTTGACAGTGGATGATGAATTCAACCAAGGAACGTTTCTATTAGCGTCAATGGTACCAACAACATATGAAAGAGTTTCCACGATGGGAACTGCCACATTATGGAGAATGATTATGTTAGCTTGGTCATATAAGAATAACCTTGCAATACCTCAAAAAGAAGATAAGACCGACTTCGTAGGAGGACTTTCACGACTACTTAAAGTTGGTTACTCTACCAATGTACTTAAACTTGACTACTCGTCTCTATACCCATCTATTCAGTTGGTTCACGATGTGTTTCCCGAGTGTGATGTGATGGGTGGAATGAAAGGTATGTTAGCTTACTTCCGTAACGCTCGTATTATGTATAAAAACTTGGCGGGTGAGTTCTATGAAACTGACCGTAAAAAGTCCTTATCATATGACCGAAAACAATTACCTATTAAGATATTCATTAACTCGATGTTTGGGGCATTATCCGCACCACACGTTTATGAATGGGGAGATATGTTTATGGGTGAACAGATTACTTGTACCGGAAGACAATATCTTCGTCAGATGATTAAGTTCTTTATGAAGAAAGGATATACCCCACTAGTAATGGATACCGATGGTGTCAACTTCTCTAAACCTGAAGGATGGGAGAATAGACGTTACATTGGTAAAGGATTGAATTGGAAAGTTAAAGAGGGTAAAGAATATACCGGAGATGATGCCGACGTTGCAGAATTTAATGACCTTTTTATGAGAGGTGAAATGGCGTTGGACACTGATGGTACTTGGCCATCTTGTATTAATTTGGCTCGTAAGAATTATGCGGTTATGGAGGCGAGTGGTAAAATTAAACTGACTGGTAATACTATTAAATCTAAAAAACTTCCATTATATATTGAGGACTTTTTAGATAAAGGTGTAAAATTATTATTGGAGGGTAAAGGTCAAGAATTTATTGAGTGGTATTATGAATACCTACAAAAAATTTATGATAAAGATATTCCTCTTATGAAGATTGCTCAGAGAGCTAAGGTTAAGTTATCTATTGATGACTATAAAAAAAGATGTGGTATGAAAACTAAGGCGGGTTCCTTAATGAGTAGAATGGCTCATATGGAATTGGCAATTAAACACGATTTAAAAGTTTCGTTAGGTGATGTTATTAGTTATGTTAATAATGGTATTAAAGCGTCTCACGGAGATGTTCAAAAAGTGAATAAACCTAAAAAAGGTTGGTCTGAAAAACAAATAGAATTATATTTTTCATCATATGATTCCACACATTATAAAGAAAAAGAAAAGTTTTTATTAAAAAATGGTTGGGAAAAATCTTGGTCTGACGATAATTGGGTTCGTTCTGACGAGCCAATGAAAGAAGCGATGAATGGTGTTCCAACGGATGTTGCATATAGACTTGCAAATGCTGATAATACTGATTCGGCGATACAATTAAATTGTTATATGTTAGACCAAACTGAAATTGAAAACAATCCGGATATGAGAGGTGATTATAATGTGGAGAGAGCCATCTCAACATTTAATAAACGAATTGGTCCGTTATTGGTTGTGTTTAAAGAAGAAGTTAGAGAACAATTAATTGTTGTTAATCCTGAAGATAGAGGGTTTTTCACTAAAGAACAATCTGAACTTATAAATGGTGTTCCATTTAAAGAAGGTGACCAAGATAGATTAAAAGAGGATGTGTTAGATATTAGTGAGGGTGAGATTAAGTATTGGGAAAAACGAGGAATGAGTCCTGATTACATTTATGACTTAGCATCCGAAGGTTGGGAAGAATATATTAATTAAAACATAAAAGGTGTCTAACGACACCTTTTTTTATTCTAATTTTAAACCATCTGATGAAACGATGTACCAATTATTTTCTAACATATAAAATTCAACACAAGCACCCCAATCAATAAATATTTCATCATAGTACTCATCAATTTTACCTGAACTAGGTCTAATGAATACTTTGGTTAACGCTTTAATAATAATATGTTCTGTTGTATTAGAATCTAATGTTATATTACAAGATTCAACATCTTTAATTACAAGTAGAATTTCCCCATTTGTTCTGTAATTGGATTCGGTAATAATTTTTTTCATTGGTATTAGTTCAGTATTTTCAGTTTCTTCAGTATTTTCTACCTCGATTAAAGTATTACCTAAAAATCTTGGGTCGTTAATTGTTTTTCTTGTAAATCTTTGGGTTATTGTGTTCATAAATTATATTACATAAATTTGTCTTGGCATTGCTCTAAATTTAAGTTGTTTGTTTAAATTTTCTGCGAGTAACGCTTCACGTTCCATCATTTTTTCAGGACGTAATCTTTCTAATCTTAATTTTAATTCTTCTTCAAGTTTGGATTTTTCATCTTTACCTTCAGTAGCTAAAGTGGCGTAATCCATTGTTAACTCACTATCAGGTGTTTTAATGTTACCACTAAATTTACCTCTAACTCTTGATAATGTTTCTTTACAATAAGCAGTAAACCATCTTCTAACAAATTGTTGAGAAGGATTATTTAAGTCAATCCAAGACATAGAGTCAATTGGAACGTCAGACGGTAATTTAATAATATCCGGATTGTTTTTTAAACAATTATCTCTATCCGCAGGGCCAACATCGTAATACCAATACCATACTTGACCTTTAGCTAAATTTCTGTCACCAAAGTCAAATTTACCACCCGGAGTATTCATTAAGTGAATAGCTTTTTTACCTTCAGGTAATGCGGTTATAGTATATGTTAAATCACCCGCTATAATACGTCTTTGAATATTAATTTCTTGCATTCTCAATAACATATCAAATGCTGGCATCATAAAATAAGAACCTGTTGCACCCATTTGAGCGAAACCACCGGCTCCACCCATACTACCTAAACCACCAAAACTAAAATTATCAAAAAAGACCCCATTCGTTGGAGATGGGCTAAACCATAATAATTCGTTAATTTCTCTATTTGCTGGAATTTCGTAAATTTGTTGATTAGGTACTAATTGTATAAAATCTTTTTTCAATACTGAATCACCACCGGCTTGTAGTCCAACAATTTTTGAATAAGCGTAGGTGTATCGTGTTTCCCAATCTAAACTTTTAGTTACAAAAGCCCTTGATAATGATTGAGTATCTAAATTTAAGTTGTATAAAGAAGTCCATTGAGATTCAATTAACCAATCTTGAATATATTGTGAATAGTCACCAATAGATAATTCTAATAAACTATCCATCTGTTCGTCTTCTAATTCAATACTTCTTAATGGGGCACCAAGTAAGTGTTTAATTCTTGTATATAATTTAGTTCTTTCCGGTTCCGGTATAATTGCAGTTTGGTATGTTGTACCAGTTAATATCGCCATAACGTTTTTATTTTATAAATATCAACTTAATGTATAAATCAGGTCTTCTTTAGGGAAAATAAACTGACCGTCCATTATTTTTGAATGTTTATTGTCAAAGACCAAAACTTCTTTATTATTACGAGTAAAAATCAACCAATCAGTTGAATATCGTTTAACATTTCCTGTTCCTAAAATCATTATTGAATCTTTTATTTCTTTTTCTCCGGTATATGGTTTTATTTGTACCGTTTTTTTAACACCATCAACAATTACTTCACAATCAACCCCACCAATCATATCTTCTTTACTTCCAAGTTTACCGATTGCATTAACGTTATCATTACCAAATTGTTTTTTTAATATTTCAATAGTTTTATCTTCTCTTGATTGACCCCAACTATTAGTTTGAGTTAACACTTTCATAAGATTTTGGAATGTGGATGATTTTTGTGAGAATATTCTAAATTTGTATTCATCTAAAATATCAACAAGTTTTTTAACTTCACTTATTTGTTCAAATGGTTTTAAGCCAATCATTTTTATTTCAGGTAATTGTTTGGCTTTTAAAACTTGATTAACATCATTGAGTAAAACACAAAAACAACTATAGTTTGTGTTTAGTTTATTTAAAACTGAACGACCTTGAGTTTCTAAATCGTATACTCCGGAAACTTCTCCTTCGGCATATTCATTATTCCCATAATAGTTGTCAGGAAAAACATCTTTTAACATTCTGTTAATACCGTCTTTGAAGATTGTTTTAACTTTTGGGTTGATATTAAACACCATACGAATCGCCTCATTCATTTCTCTACTACATCTTTCAGATTTACCTTCAGAAATAACAGATTTTAATTCGGCACTTTCATTTAATTTATTATCCACTCTCATTGTATATAATTTGTTAACAAATTCCCAATTTACACATTTCCAAAAGTTTTTAATATAGTCATCTTTTTTGTTTCTGTATTTTAGGTAGTAAGCGTGTTCCCATAAATCTAAACCTAACACAGGATATCCACCATCCTCAATAGTATTCATTAATGGATTTTCTTGGTTTGCTGTCGATACAATTTTTAAGGTATTTCTTTTTGTTATGACTAACCAAACCCATCCTGAACCAAATCTTTCTTTTGCAACAGTTTCAAATTCTTTTTTAAAGTTGGCAAAGGTATTAAAATCTTTTTTTATTTGTTTGATTACTTCACCATTTGGGGTTTGAGTTTTAGGTGATAACATTTTCCAAAACAATGCGTGGTTAAAAGCACCTCCGGCATTATCTTTGATTGTTTTATTAAATCTACTGATAGATTTAACAATTTCTTCAAGTTCTAAATCACCATAATCTTTGTTTTTAAGAGCGGCGTTTAGTTTATCTACGTAACCTTTATAATGTTTATTATAATGGTAGTTCATTGTTTCAGCATCAATAAATTGCTTTAGTGCTGAATAGGAATACGGTAATTTGTCGATTCCTATCTTTTTCATCTCATTAAGAAAGAGTGTTTCATTTTCTTGTTTTTCAACATTTTGAATCTCTTCCGTAATGAGTTTGATTTTATTTTCAATATGTTTCATTCGGCTTGTTATTTCTTATAAATATCTCAACAAATAGATTATCTTCGGGTGTTGATTTTATTCATAAGTTCTTCAATGAAGTCACCACTCTCACCAATGTTGTCTCCCATAACTGTTCCGATGTTTTGTTTCTTCATATTAACCATATCATAAATGATTCCCTCTATGGTATTATCAAAGATTGGGTAATAAACTGATACCGAATTTTTTTGACCATATCTATATGCTCTATCTTCAGCTTGAGATAAATCTCCCGGAACAAATGATAGGTCATTCATAATAACTGCTTCAGCTGCGGTCAATGTGATTCCAACACCGGCAGCTTTCACGTTTCCAATAAACACTTTAATTTTTTCGTTTTCTTGGAATTGGTCAACAGCGTATTGTCGTTGAGGTTTTGCTGTTGAACCATCTAATTTAACCGCCGATTTACCAAAGTGCTCTGAGATTTTATTTAGAGTGTCGGTAAAGTTAGTAAAAATAATAACTTTCTTACCTTGTTCTATAATATTTTCAGCAAGTTCAATTGTGTCTTTAATTTTTTCTTCGGCAATTACTTGACGAACTTTCATTAGTTTACTGAACTGAACCGTTAATGATGTGCTTTCATCCGGATTCTTATCATACCAATCATAATACTCACCCATTAACCCTTCGTACATTTTAGATTTTAATCTCAAATAAATTGGGGTAATGATTTTTTCAGGTAAATCTAACACATCCGTTTTTAATCTTCTTAAAACTTGTCTTGAAGTTCGGTCTCTTAATTCTTCCAAATTTGATGCTCCGGTGACGTTCCATATTTTACGAGTTCCTGCGGTGAATTGATAACCTTGACAATATCTAATAGCATAAGCCATCCAATTCTGTGCAACAGGACTTTCAATTAACGACAATAGATTAAAGTAGTTCATCGGTCTATTGGTCATAGGTGTTCCGGTTAATAACCAAAGTTTATCAACTTTTTTACAAAAACTATTAACCAATTTAGTTCTTGCCGCCTGACCATTACTCACATAATGTGCCTCATCTAAAATAATAAGGTCAAAGTTTCCTTGAGTGATTAATGAATTTTCTTTGTCTTTTAAATCGTAAAAGTTTTTAAGAATATCGTAATTAACAATTACAAAGTCGTGTTCTGTTGAAAAGTTTTTACCTTCAGCAATATAAACACTTCTATCTGTGTAGTTTGCGATTTCTCTTTGCCAATTAATCTTCAGAGATGCTGGACAAACAATTAATATTTTTTTAGCACCACTCTCTAACGCAGCGATAACGGTAATCGTTGTTTTACCAAGACCCATATCATCAGCTAATATAAATCGTTTTGAACCTACTAATTTTTCAATAGCTATTGGTTGGTGTTCTAAAGGAGGTCTATGACTATATTTTGTATAATCTATTTTAACATCTTTAATTGTATGTGTTTTAATTAAAGCACCTTTTGGTAGCCAAAAATCATGGATAGTGTCATTCTCCAATACTTTCCCCCAAACATGATATGATTTGTCTTTCTCAACTAATAGCTTTTCAACCCATATTTGTTCCGGAATCGTGGTTAGTAATTTTTCATCGGCAATCTTTTTAGCAAAGTAAGGGTCTAAATCAACCCATCTTTTGGCTACCTTTGGTGTTACTCCGTAATAATTAATTATATAATCAGATTGTGCTCGAGTAGGGTAAAATCTTTTATTGGTGTCCTTTTGTAGTTTTAATTTAAGGATATAGTTATTTGCCCCCTCGTAAGTGTCAAGAAGAGATATTGCTCGTTGTTCTACTGTTAAATTAGAATTTTCAGATGTATTGTTTTCCAATTTTATTCTTTTAGTAGAAATATAACATATTTTATAATATTTATCAAGATATGGGAATGAAACAAGAGACATTAGAAAAATTAATAGATAAAATGATAAAACACGTTAAACCTAATGGTGTGTCTGAACTTATTTATACATTAAAACCTACTGACGATACTAATGAAGAATATTATATGAAGGTAACATATATTGTCCCTGATGATAGTAAATATCTTTATAAAGTGTCATATCAGGGTCGTGAAATTCCTATAGATTACAGAAGTAAATGGAATTATGAAATACAAAAGACCATAAAAGATTATTTTGGTATCAATGTTATAATCAATAATTCAGGTACTCGCTCGGAATCAGAATACAAAAGACAAAAAAAATATGAGTAGAAATTTAGTACCAATTACCAGAATAGGTAAGTTCTTCGGAGCGGAGGATTACGATTTAGACATCTCTATGGGGGAAGAATGGTTATATGGTGATATGAACTTTACATTAGTTCTATATAAAGTAGATAGATTAAAAACCAAAACAGACGATGTTTATGGTGAGGTAATGACTGACGGTATAAAATATTTACCACCAATTGAGTTTAAAGCTTATGTTCAAATACTTCCACCTGAAAACAAATACTTGGGTAATTCTAAAATTGTACAATCAGAACCTGGTAATATGAAATTTGCAATTTACGCAGCTCAACTTAACGATTTAGGAATTCAAATTAATTATGGGGATTATATTGGTTATTATGAAACAGAAACAAAAGTTAGATATTACGTTGTTAGCGATGACGGAAGAATTAATTCAGATAATAAACATACATATGCCGGTTATAAACCATTTTATAAATCATATGTAGCAACTCCGGTAACGGAAAATGAATTTAGAGGATTATAATGAAAGTAAAAATAACAAAAAATAAACTATTCAATTCAATATACAATTATATTGATAAAACATTTAATTCAAGTAAAATGGATTGGGTTTATGGTATGGATGAAGATGAAGATGGATATCCTGATGTTGATAGAGAAAACGAATACTTTTTAATGTTCTTTGAAGGTGATTATCAAGGTATTTATGATACTGATATTATTTTTTATTATTTTGATGTTGATTATTATAATACTGAACCATCACATAAACCTTTTAGAGATAAAGCACCAATTTTAGAAGTTATTGGTAAGCACGCGGAACATTTAGATGACATGTTTGAAGGACATTGGGAAGAACCTATGAAAAAATGGTTTGAAGATAATTTTAATTTACCTGTTAAATCAGTATCCACATATTACGATTATGAAAATTATAATTAACGAAAGACAGTATAGAAGATTATTAGAAATTGTTACAAATGATAAAGTTATTTGTGATGAGTGTGGTTGGTCTTGGGCTTTAGCCGATGGTGGAAACGACCCTTATATCTGTCACAAGTGTGGTCACGATAATGAGGAGAAAAAAAATATTGGTGATAAAGTTATGGTTTATTATAACTTACACAAACACACCTTTTCAGTAACCTATAATGGAAGAGTTATTACTCATGCCGATTATGTTAAATTATCAGATGTTGAATTCAGAGTTAGACAAGGGGGTAGAGAAAAAGTATTAAAAGATAAAAGAAAGAATGTTCATTCATTTGTAATTGGAACTTTAATGGATTATTGTAAATTTCCTTGTGAGAATTTACCAAGTGAACCAAATAGTAATATAGTAACCTATAACCCTTACAAATATAACTCTTATGTTGTAAAAGATACCGAAGAACCAATATATAGTGCCGGTGAAGTTGAAATGATAAATTTAAGAGACAAAATATTTATAACAAAATAATAACATGCCATTACCAAATAAAATAAAGAAAACAATTCCGTTAACATTTCCAAAAACTCTTTACCCAAGAAGAGAACAACTATTGGAAAAAATTAATAAAGACGGAACTTATTTACCAAAATCAATTTTACACGCCGATTTGGATGGGGGTATGTTAAATTTTGTTCAAAATGAATTAGAAACAATTGTGGAAGGTAAAGTTATCCCAATGGTTGATATCATTATTACTTCACAAAACTGGTCACAATTTACAGAAACTTGGAATTTTCAAGATTTGGACTCAAACGTTTCCCCTCCGTTTATTACAGTTGTAAGAAACCCGGAAGTTAAATTCGGAACAAATCCTGCGTTACTATATAACATACCAAACAGAAAACAATATTTTTATGCTCAAGTTCCAACTTGGGATGGAAATAGAAACGGTATGGATATATACAAAATACCTCAACCTGTTCCTGTTGATATTACATATAGTGTTAAAATAATTTGTAATAGAATGAGAGAATTAAATGCTTTCAATAAAAATATTCTTGAAATGTTCGCATCTCGTCAAGCCTACACAACTATCAAAGGTCATTATATTCCAATCATTATGAATAATATTACTGATGAGTCAGTTATGAATATTGATAAAAGAAAATATTATATTCAAAGTTATGATTTTACAATGTTAGGTTTCTTAATTGATGAAAATGAATTTGAGGTTGCTCCCGCAGTTTCAAGAGTTTTAACGGTTGTTGAATTTGAAAAAGAATCGTTCACTCGTGGACGAAGAAAAAATATTACTGACGAATCTACTGTTAGTAATTTTTTATTTGTTGCAGGGAACAATATTTTATCACAAATTTTTGATTACACAGTTGATTTAAATTTAGGTGAAACAACTAATATTGATTCATTTGACGTGTATCTAAATAATCAATATTATGGTACTGATTTATTTCAAATTCAGATAAACACAAATGATGTTTTAAAAATCATAGTGGTTAAAAATGATGACTCAAAAGAAGGTATTATTGAGTTAAATAATGAAATAGTTTAGTTTTCACCATAAATATCCTTCTTTTCCTTACATTGGTCTATAATCATTCTTTCTAAAAAACGATACATTTTTATTCCCCTCTTTTCACAATAGGTCTTTAGGATACTATGAACCTCGATTGATATCTTTAGGTTCTTAATTTTTTTTTCGTTATCTGCCATGGTAGAATAAAGGCAGAATTTATTCTACCTAATTTATAAATACTTCTTAAGAAGTAAAGTATTTTGGTTTTTTTGATAATATTTATCAATAAAAATAAATTTACAAATTAAAAAGACAAACTAATGGCATCAAATCAAAAAGTATTCGTATCTCCCGGAGTATATACTTCTGAAGTTGATTTAAGTTTCGTAGCACAAAGTGTGGGAGTTACCACGTTGGGTATTGTGGGTGAGACCTTAAAAGGTCCTGCTTTCGAACCTATTTTTATACGAAATTTTGATGAATTCACAAATTTCTTCGGTGGAACTTCTCCAGAAAAATTTATAAATACACAAATTCCAAAGTACGAAGCGGCTTATATTGCTAAATCATACTTACAACAATCTAACCAATTATTCGTAACGAGAGTTTTAGGATTATCCGGTTATGATGCAGGACCATCTTGGTCTATAACAACAAAAGCGAATGTTAACCCGACAACGGTTGATTTCTTTTGTGAAAGTGCTACAACTGAGAATTGTATAACTGAGTGTATTGACTTTAAAACAATTAATTATTCTATTGAATTCTCGGCGTGTACTAACAGTATTGATAGTATAGTGTTTACAAACACATCTAATTTAGCACCTGAGATTTCTTCAATATTAAACGAACCTTACGAACAATTCGATGGTAGTATAAGTACGTTGTATACTGATTTCTCTAGACAAATTTTTGACGTAGTTTCAACACCGGCAAAAGAGGATACTTCAATTTATTACTACGGAGCAATACCAACAAGTGTTTATTCAGGATTAAGTGAGGTGTATACAGGTGAAACAAATGTTTACGAAGTTGATAATGTAAGTGCTAATTTATGTAATTACTCAGCACCACAAAATGACCCTTGGTATTACTCATTATTTGATAATGTTGGTAATGCCGCTTACACAGGATTTTCATTTTGGTCAGTTGTGACAGGATTAACATTGACACCTATTATTACAACTACAACGTCTACGTCAACAACAACTACTACAACTGACCCATGTACAACTACAACATCAACATCAACCACTTCAACAACAACGGCTAGACCTACACATTGTTATACAGGTACATTGATAGGTGTTATTTATGTCTATTCGGGAACCGCATATACTGATTATGATGATTTAGTAATTGCTACATTACGTTCAAGAGGTCTTTCAACATATGGTTTAGATGATGGTCCGGTTTATGAAGTATCAGGTTTAACTGATGTTAGTTTAGATTGTACAGGAACATATTCAGGTGTAACTAAAAACCCATTTTCAACTTTTGGTGTTAACATCACAAGTAAAGATGGTGACCAATATTTCTTTGAAACATCCTTCTCAAACTCTGACCCTAAATATATAAGTAAAGTATTTGGAGCGTCTAACTTCTCTAAACCAAGAACAGTAGTTCCATTATTTGTTGAAGAAAGATTCCAAGCTTTATTAACAAATGCTTGGAGAATGGGTTATATTAGAGGTTTAAATTGTGAATTAACCGCTTTACCTGACGCACGTCAAGCAATTGACCCAACATCAATAGCATTTTATTTAGAGAAATATCAATCTCCGGTATCACCTTGGGTTGTTTCTGAATTAAGAGGTAATAAAGTTTATAACTTATTTAAATTTACAACTATTGCTGATGGTGATTCTGCTAACGTTGATATTAAAATATCGTTAGCTAATATGTCATTTAACAACGGTACTTTTGATGTATTGATTAGAGATTTCTTTGATACTGATTCTGCTCCGGTGGTTCTTGAAAAATATACTAACTGTACAATGAACCCTCAAGATAATTCATTCGTAGGTAAGAAAATTGGTAGTTTAGATGGTGAATATCCATTATTATCAAGTTATGTTATGGTTGAGATGAATGAGGATGCTCCGATAGACGCACTTCCTTGTGGATTCTTGGGTTATGATTATAGAGAATATGCTGGTGTTAGACCACCATTCCCATTAATTAAAGCTAAATACTATTATCCTGGTGAGGTAGTTTATAATCCACCATTTGGTTTAGCATCAGGTGCGGACGATACTACTACAAGTGCGGGTGATAATGTAAGAAGAACTTATTTAGGTATCTCTGATACTGAAGGTATTGATGTTGACTTCTTCCAATATAAAGGTAATCAACTTCCTTTAGATATATGTAACGATACTGAAGGTAATCCTTGGAACTTTAGAACTAGAGGATTCCACATGGATGAAAATGCAACAGGTATTACAATACCTAATGTATTTGTAACTAGTGGTACACCGGCGTTCTTCTGTGGTGACGCACCATTTACATCAGACCCTGATAACCCTGAAAATCCTTACTATAGAATTTTTGCACGTAAATTTACTTTACTTGTTAAAGGAGGTTTTGATGGATGGGATATCTACAGAGAATTTAGAACAAATACTGATAGATTTGTATTAGGTAGAGCAGGTTATTTAAGAGGAGCTTGTCCAACACCAAGATACCCTACCGCAACAGGTTGGGGGGCATTCAAACAAATTAGTGTAGCGGGTAATACTCAAGATTTTGCGAACACCGATTATTACGCTTATTTATTAGGTCAAGAAACATTTGCAAATCCTGAAGCAGTAAACATTAACGTGTTTGTTACACCGGGTATTGATTATGTTAATAACTCTAATTTAGTTGAAAACGCAATCGATATGATTGAATTTAGTAGAGCAGATTCATTGTACGTTTGTACAACACCTGACTACAATATGTATGTTCCTTCAACAGGTAATCAATTTGACTTTATTTACCCACAAGAGGCTGTAGATAATTTAGCAAATTCAGGTATTGATTCTAACTACACGGCGACTTACTACCCTTGGGTATTAATGAGAGATACAGTTAACAATACACAAATTTACTTACCAGCAACTGCTGAGGTAACGAGAAACTTAGCGTTAACAGACAACATCGCTTATCCTTGGTTCGCAGCTGCGGGTTACACGAGAGGTATTGTAAATGCTGTTAAAGCGAGAATTAAACTGACTCAAGAAAATAGAGATACTCTATATCAAGGTCGTTTAAATCCAATTGCTACCTTCTCTGATGTTGGAACAGTTATTTGGGGTAACAAAACTCTTCAAATTAGACAATCGGCACTTGATAGAATCAACGTAAGAAGATTATTACTTCAAGCTCGTAAATTAATATCTGCTGTTTCTGTTAGATTATTATTCGAACAAAACGATGCTAAAGTAAGACAAGATTTCTTGGATTCTGTTAACCCAATATTAGATTCGATTAGAAGAGATAGAGGTCTTTACGATTTCCGTGTAACTGTTTCGTCTGACGCAGCTGATATAGACAGAAATCAAATGACAGGTAAGATTTACATCAAACCAACCAAATCGTTAGAATTTATAGACATTACGTTCTATATCACTCCAACAGGTGCATCTTTCGAGAATATATAATAAATAAAATTATGACCCATTGTAATAGTGGGTCATAATTAAGCCAAATAACAATTATGTTTAATAAAAAAATTTTAAAAGAAGGTATTGACGACGCAGGAGCTCCTGATGAAAAATACTACGCATTTGATTGGGATGATAACATTGTTACAATGCCAACTAAAATTATTTTAAAAGATGATGAAGGTCGTGAAGTAGGTATGTCTACTGAAGATTTTGCGGATTATAGAACGGAGATTGGTAATCAACCATTCGAGTATAATGACCATACTATTGTTGGTTTTGCGGATGAACCTTTCAGATATTTCCGGGATAAAGGTGATAAACAATTTATTGTTGACGCTATGTTAGCAAAACCAGGTCCTGCTTGGCCTGATTTCGTTGAAGCAATTAATAATGGGTCAATTTTTTCGATTGTTACCGCAAGAGGTCACAACCCTAACGTACTTAAACAAGGTGTTTACAATTATATTGTTTCAAACACAAACGGTATAAATTCTAATGAACTAATTAAGAATTTAGAAAAATATCGTGATTTGGCGGATGAAGAAGAAATATCTAAATCAGAAATGATAAAAGAATATTTAGATATGTGTCGTTTTTATCCGGTGTCTTTTGGTGAGGGTTCAGCAACAAATCCGGAAGAAGGTAAAATTAAAGCTTTAAAAGAATTTGTTCAATATGTTAAAGATGTTTCAAAAAGAATTCAGAAAAAAGCTTTCTTAAAAAACAAAATTAGTAATTATTTTGTACCTAAAGTAGGATTTTCAGATGATGATGTAAGAAATGTGGATGTAGTTAAAAAACATTTTGAGCAAGACCCAGAAAATATTATTAAAACTTATTCAACAGCAGGAGGAATAAAAAAAGAATATTAAATAGTTATAATAAATAAGAACTAGAAAAACTAGTAAATTAAAACTAGTATTAAATAAACTAGACTGGAAGAGAATGATAATAAATTAAATTCTAAAAGTCAACTAAAATATTTTTTAAATAGTGATATTTATTAAATAAAGATAAAATAAATAAAATTAAAAACAAATTGAAATGGCTGATTTATTAATGAAAATGCCCATACCTTACGAACCTAAAAGACAAAATAGGTTTATATTACGTTTTCCTTCAACATTAGGGATTAATGAATGGTTCGTAGAATCGGCAGCAAGACCAAAAATAACAATTAATCCTGTTGCGATTCCATTTTTAAACACTGAAACATATGTTGCCGGTCGTTTTACTTGGGGTACAATAAATGTTAAATTCCGTGACCCAATTGGACCTTCTGCGTCTCAGGCACTTATGGAATGGGTACGTTTATGTGCAGAATCAGTTACCGGACGTATGGGGTATGCTGCGGGTTATAAAAAGAATGTTGACCTTGAGATGTTAGACCCAACGGGTGTAGTTGTTGAGAAATGGATATTAGAAGGAACTTTCTTATCTGATGTTAACTTTGATTCGTTGGCGTATAGTACAGACGCTTTAGCGACAATATCAGCGGTATTACGTATGGATAGATGTATATTAGTTTACTAAAAAATACTTTATATTTAAAATTAAGAATCCACATATCAAAAATATGTGGATTTTTTATTAACTATTGATAAAAAAACATATACGATTATATTTTATAATAAAAACAAATTTATATGGACGAAAGTTTAATTAATGCAGCAACAGAAAATTTCACATTACCACATGACGTGGTATCATTACCGAGTGGTGGAATTTTTTATAAATCTAAGAAAAAATCGGTTAAAGTAGGTTATTTAACGGCATCTGATGAAAATTATTTGATTGGTGCAATGGCTGGTAAAGAAAATATTGTATTTACTTTATTAAGAAATAAATTATATGAACATGATTTACGTCCTGAAGAATTAATGGATGGTGATGTTGAAGCAATTTTAATCTTTTTAAGAAATACTTCTTTTGGTCCGGAATATACAATTAATTTAATTGACCCAAGTACTAGTAAAACTTTTTCACACACTGTTGTCTTGGATGAATTAAATATTAAACAATGTAAACATCAACCTGATGAAAATGGTTTTTTTACTACAACATTACCTAAAACAGGTGTAACAATTAAATTAAGACCTACCACTTTTCATGACACTATTGAGTTGGATAAAATGGTTGAACAATATCCCGTGGGAAGACAAGCGCCAAGAATAACTTGGAAATTACAAAAACAAATTGTTGAGATTGATGGTGATAACGATAGAGGTAAAATAGCGATGTTTGTTGATACTTTACCTATTATGGACTCTAAATACATAAGAACTTTTTTAAGAGAAAATGAACCGTCATTAGACCTTAAAAGAACTGCAACCGCCCCATCAGGAGAATTGGTATCTTACGAGATAACCTTTGGGGTTGAGTTTTTTCGGCCTTTCTTTTAACTATCGACAACTACTAATTGAGGAATATTATTTGATGGCTAAATTTATAAGAACATCATATAGTGACTTCAACGAGATGCCTACTTATGTTAGGAAATTTTTAATAAACAGAATTCTAGAAGATAATACACCAAAGACCTAAATTAAAATATGTCTTTGGTGTATTTATTTATAAAACAAATTTAATATGCAAGATGCAAGTAGTTTAGACGCTAGTGGTCAAAAAGGTAAAGATATTCTTGATTCGTTCGGTAAAGCTTTATTAAGTAATTTTCAAACCGAAGCAGTTGGTAAAGTCGTTGCCGAACTTGATAAAGGGGCTAGTACCCTTTTAAAACAATTTGGTGTTGGTCAAGAAATGGCTCAAACATTAAGAGCCACTATGGCTGATGCGGTTACTGGTGTTAGAACTTTAGGTGGGGATATTGATGCGGTTATTAAAACACAAATGGAGGCTTCAAAAGCTTTACAACGAAACGTAATATTATCTGCGGAAGTAAATAAAGACCTTTATGCAACAGTGAAAGTAACAGGTCAAGAAGTTGGTACGTTAGTATCAGGATTTAAAGATGTTGGAATTGGTGCGGGACGAGTTGCGGGTGAAATGAAAAAAGTTGTTGATATTGCTACTCAGTCAGGTGTAAACGCCGCAGATGTTTCGGCAAAAGTTTTACAAAATATGGATGCCCTAAACAAATATAATTTTGAAGGAGGAGTATCCGGTTTGGCTAAAATGGCTGCTCAAGCGAGTTTATTAAGAATTGATATGAGTCAAACATTGGCGTTTGCGGAAAAAGTATTTGACCCGGAAGGGGCTATTGAAATGGCTGCGGCAATGCAAAGATTAGGTGTTTCTCAAAGTAGTTTACTTGACCCACTTAAAATGATGGATTTAGCTCAAAATGACCCGGCTGAATTACAAAACCAAATTGCTCAAATGAGTAAACAATTTGTTCAATTAGGTAAAGACGGTAATTTTGAAATTATGCCGGGGGCGAAACGTCAAATGAGAGAAATATCCAAAGCGATGGGTATACCTTATGAACAATTGACTAAAATGGCGTTAGGTAGTGCTGAATTAGAGGATAAAATGAGTAAAATTCGTTTTCCTGATTTACCGGGCTTAGATGAAGATAAGCAAAAAATGATAGCCAATATGGCTGAAATGGGTGCTGGAGGTAAATATGAAGTTCAAGTCAAAGATGAACAAACAGGTGAAACTATTACCAAAGCCCTTGACCAATTAAATGAAAAAGATGTTGCAAATCTTGAAAAAATGGCTAATACCGCTCCAAAAACAATGGAGGAATTAGCTGTTAGTCAATTAAGTGTTACAGAAAAAATGGCTGCGGATATTAAATCATTGGCAGACCAAACAGGTTTAGGGGCTGCAAGAACTAAAGCGATGGGTACTGGTATAAATTTTCTTAGAGATACTTCAACCGCAGTTAGAAAAACACTTTCACCAAAAGAGATGAGTACAAAAAATCTTGCGTCATCAATTGACTCAGGTATAGATAAAAATTTAGATGTTCTTAAAAGATTAACAGATGGTGAGATAAGTGCTGGTGAGGCAAGAAAAGAAGTTGGGGAAAATTTAAAAAAATTAGGGTCATTACTTAATTCTGCTTATGAAACCGGAATGAAAAACGCCCAAATCGAATCTGAAAAAATAAAAAATGATTACCCTGTGATTGACCAACTTAAAAAACTTTTATCGGGTGATATAAGTAAGATAGAAAGTAATAAGAAACAGGAAACAAATATTACTCAAACAGAAATTAGTAATGTTAGAAATGCCTCAACAATTCCTACTAATACATCACAAACAGCAACTAATCCATCTACTGATAGACCAATTGAAATAACATTAAATCACAATATAGATTTAAAAACAACAGGTAATGTTGACACTAACCAAATAGTAATGGCTCTTAAAAATACTGACGTTCAACAAGGTATGGTCGGAGCGTTAAAAGAGGCGATGTATAGTAATGGTTTAATGGCTCCAACCGCAAACAAAACACAATTAATGAATAGTAATATTAGTGCGAGTTCATTAGCATAAAATAAAGTACAATCTATTTATAGGTAAATCAGAATATATGGCAGAGAGTTCATTATCATTTGCATCCACGTCTTCCTTTAGAAATTCACTAATGGTTAAAAACTTGGCACCTTACAGTGTTCAGGGAGTATATACCCCACCTGTGAGTCAAGTTAATTATGAAACAATTTTAAGTGTTAGTAACGTCATTGATTCTCCGGGTGAGTTAATTACTAATGGTTCTTATTCAAATCTATTATATCCGTTAAATGAATATGGTCCTGATGGGGGTTATAGTACTCAAATAAATTTCAACGGACCTCCTTTACCTGTCGCTTCAAATCAAGGGGAATACAACCCAAATGACACTGTTTTAGATTTAGTAAATGAGTTTTTCATTGACGCCGCTTATATTCAAAACAGATATGGACCTCAAGGAAGTTTTAATGATTTAGTAATTATTACTGACGTTGAGAATAATAATAAAATTTATCAACCTTATTGGGAGCCACCAAGTTTTGCTCCGTCATCGTATTCACCATATAATATTTTATTATCACCAAATCCTATTGGTAGTAATGGATTATTATCTCAAGATTCATTTATTGCAAGATTCGGAGCGTCAGAGTTAAATTCTTTATTGAAAAAAAGAATTGATGCTGAGTTATTTCAAAATACATTAGGATTAATTAATTTAGAATCTCTACAAGACCCGTTTGAGATTAGTATGATGTTGTCGGGTCAACAACCTTTAGTTTATAAAAATTGGAAGATTACCGTACCTGAAAACCCTGTTGTTGCGGCAGCCGACTTCTTAACAAGATTAGCGGGGGCATATTGGCCTGTTTCATTAATACCTGGTGATTATTTTAACGATAACAACGAAAATAGTCAAACACAACAAACATCAAACGCATTAAACACCGTAAATCAATTAACAGGTGGTTTATTAGGTCCAATATTAAACCTTAATAGAAGTGGTTCACAAATATTCTTGGCAAACACCGGTAACGGACAAAGGTCAGTTTTATTTGCAAATATTAATTATAACAGATATCAACCATCATATGATAAAGATTATGGTTTATTGTTTGGTGTTGCTCAAGGTTTAGTTAACTTATTAGTTCCAAATATTAATCCGGGTAATGGTACGTTAGTTGGTGGTTATTATGTTGGTAATAGAACATCAGAGCCGTCTTATATTACCTCACCCCCAAATCAAATACCTGTTAACGCATTTGGTCAACAAGACCCTTCACCAGTATATGGTCCATCAGAGATGGGTATATTATATGAAGGTAATGAATCAGCTCTTAGTAATTTTGGTTTAGGAGGAAGGTCTTACAGTGACGGTGGAGGTATTGACGGTGGATTTGTTTGGGTATCTCCAAAATATAAAGCCAATGCCGGATTCCGTGCGATACCGGGTGGTGGTTCAGGAACAATCGATGAGGATTATCAATTGGTTAGTGGAAACATTACAAGAGATGAATCGACAAATATTGAGTTCAAAGAAACTTCCATATTAGACCAAACTCAAAGATTAATTGACTCGGCTGATGGTGTTACGGGTGAAGCCCGTTTAAAACACGTTGGTAATGCGATGAATCAAATTAGTAAGGTATTCCACGATGGGTATAAAGAAATTACTAAAGGTTCTCAAGTTTTATCATATACTGATAATACAACAGGAGGTGATGCCGGTATAGAATATTGTAGGGTTTTTACTAAAGATAATCCGTATTATACTTACAATGATTTACAAAAAACAGATGGTATAACTACATCAGGTAGAAGATTTACACATTCTGTTTTAGATAATACATACAATTTAAATATTGTTCCATTAAGAAATCCGGGGTCAACAAACATTATAGCAAATAATGTTAATGGAACGGGGGGATATGCTAAAAAATATATGTTCTCAATTGAGAACTTAGCTTGGAGAACATCAAGTAGACCTGGGTTTACTTATGATGAATTACCTGTTTGTGAGAAAGGTCCAAATGGGGGTAGAGTTATGTGGTTTCCACCTTATGATTTAAAATTTTCAGATAGTAGTACTGCTAATTGGAATGATACTTCATTTTTAGGTAGACCTGAGCCAATCTATACGTATAAAAATACAAGTAGAAGTGGACAATTAAGTTGGAAGATTATTGTGGATAGTCCTTCAGTTATGAATACTATTGTTGAAAAACAATTAAAAGGACAGAGTAAAGAAAGAATTAATTCTATAATCGATTCATTCTTTGCAGGATGTGTTAAGTATGACATTTATGAATTAGCGTTAAAATTTAATACTATACCTACAAAAGATTTATATACATATCAAGAGATTTTAAGTAATCCAAGATTAACGGATGAAGAGTTAAAGAATGTTAGCGCTAACATTCCGAGAGAAAATTCTGTACCTCAAGGAGGTGCGGGAACACCTGCAGATGCTGCGGTTCAAACTGCTAATCCGGACACTTCAATTGATGACTTTAAAAAGAATTATTCTCAATTGGCGTTTTATTTTGATAATGATATTCCTGACCCTAAATCACAGGGGGTTGTATCATCAGTACCTTATGATGTCACATATTCGGCTTATACCGCACCAACAAACATTACAAAATATGTGGATACCGCAAGTGGAATATTTAACGCTGGTAGTGTTAATAGAAATGTAAGAGAATTTTTCGATAATATTGTAATATCAAATTTTAATAAAATTGCTAATAATAGTAGTAATTTTATTGTTGATGCTTATAACATATTAAAAGAAAAAAAGGGGACTATTAGTATACAAATGGTTGGGTCGGCATCTGCGACCGCTAGTGTACCGTATAATACTAATTTATCTAAACGAAGAAATGACTCAGTAATTCAATTTTTAAAAACATATAAAATTGGTGACGCTAATTTAGCTCCATTTTTTGAAGATAAAACATTTCAAATTACATTACAAAGTGGTCAAGGTGAACAAATTGTAATTCCTCAAGGTGAGTCAGGTAGTGGTTCTCAAGTTGATTGTAGTAAAAATATTAAATCAAACACAAATACAACAACTTCAAATAAAGAGGCTGAAGTGTATTCTACAGATGCTATGGCGTGTAGAAGAGTTAAGATTAGTAGTATTTTAGTAACTCCAACAGTAACAACAACCACAACAACCCAAAAAGTTGAAATAGTAACACCTGAAGTTAGTGCAACAACAATTAATACTATTAAACCTGTTCAAACAATTGAAATACAACAAAAATTAAAAGAAGGTATTGGAAAACGTATTATTAGACAGTTATTGACAGAATGTGATTATTTTGATGTTATTAAAGAAAGTAATCCTATTCTATATGGTTCTATTGCGGATAAAATTAGATTTTTTAATCCTGCATTTCACTCTATGACTCCTGAAGGATTAAATGCTCGATTAACTTTCTTAAATCAATGTGTTAGACCTGGTGAAACGATACCTGTTATTGGTGTTGATGGTAAACCAAAATATAACGACGCTGTAAATACTGCCTTTGGGGCACCACCGGTTTTAGTATTAAGGATTGGGGATTTTTATAATGGTAAAATAATTCCAAAAACAATTTCATTTACATATGAACCATTAATATTAGATATGAATCCTGAAGGTATTGGTATTCAACCAATGATTGCAAATGTTAATTTAAGTTTTGATATGATTGGTGGTATGGGATTAGCTAGACCTGTGGAACAACTACAAAATGCGTTATCATTTAATTTCTATGCTAATACTGAAATTTATGATGAAAGAGCGACTTGGACTGAAGATACTTCAGCTTTGGACGCTAAATTAGTTCAGTCAATATTAGATGCACAACCACCGGTTACAGTTAATAATGTTCAAAATGATATTGTTAACGATGGTGGAAATACTATTGGAGACATATTAACAAATATTCCGGTTACTAGTGGTCAAACAGGGGAAATTACCTATATGACTATTATGGATAAAATATTAGATTCAACACAAGAATATTATACAAATATCTTAAATCAAAGTGATAGTATTGTCAAATCTTATAATTATGGTGTTTGGCAATTAATAACACAAGATAGATTATATACTTCCGGAGAAATAAGTTTAAATTCTAGTAGTGTATTGGCACCAATTTACGGTAAACCTGAAGGTGTTGAAACTAAAGTTGATTCGTTATTTAGTACGTTTATCTCAGATATAAATGCTGACAACCCTACTAATAAAAATTATATCATATCAAGATTAGTTGGTTTTAAATTTACAGATGCAACAATTCAAAGAGTTAAGACAAATATGAATCAATATATTAACACGTTAAAAGGTGATTATAGTAGTGGTTTGTTTACTAAAATTCAAGAGATTGTGGTTTTAGAACAAAATATGGTTCAAATAATTAGAAAGATAAATTTAGTAACAACAAAAACTGATGGTAAAATTTTAGATACGGGTGTTCCTCGTGTTTATACTATTTCAGGAACTACTGAAGTTAATAGTGCTAGTCTTGGGTCTCCATTGGATACGTATATAGAATTATGTGATGATTATCGTTTAGTTGGTGTTAGATTAGATGAGTTTAATGTTTTAATGGAAGCTGAAAAAATAATTACAACTGTTACCGTACCGTATGAAGGTCCGGGAGAATTTGAACCAATATCTAAACAATTTGCTACGGCATCTGTTGAGGATAAACGACAATTCATGGTAATGGCGCAAATATTCAATGATAACAATAAATTAACTGAATTTAAAAACGCTATTATTAGTGGAGAATTAAAGAATGATAATAAATTAGTTAGAAAATTTAATAATATTTGTGATGATTTTGCGGATTTAACTAAAAAAGAGTTAGTTGCTGAACAAAAATTTATTAAAACAATTAGGGATAAAGAATCGTATTCAAAATTTGTAAACCAAACCGCTTATCCTAAAGGTAAGTTAAGAAAGTTTACATACACAACAGTTCCTGACCCTGCTACCGAGACACAACAAAAAACGGATATTGCTAATTTATATAAAACTGTTAATGTGAATAACGACCCTTTAACTTTTGATGGTAAAATAAAATTTGATTAATTATGGGTACTAAAGATTATTATAATAGATACAATAATTTTATTGTTAATGGACGACAAACAGTTGTTCCATATGTTACTCTGCCAAGTAAATCCACAGATAAAAGATATATTTTTAAAGTTGCTCAATCTAGATTAGACAAAGTTTCACAACAATATTATGGGACACCTTTTTTTGGTTGGTTAATATTACAAGCAAATCCAATATACGCAGGTCAAGAGTGGAATATCCCTGATGGGGCAATCTTGACAATCCCTTATCCTTTAATTGCTTCATTACAGGATTACAACAATGACCTAGAAAATTACTTCTTTTATTATGGTAGATAAATCGGAAAATATATTAGTTGAGTTTGATTATAATAACATATCAATCATTGACCCAAATAAAGTCATAGATAGTGACGGAAAAGTACAAGAAAGATATGTTAAACAAGAAAATTTAGTGATGTACGCTAATTTAGAGTGTAAAGTATTACCACGTACTAAATTAGCCCTTGGTGTTGCAAATAACGACCAAGTACAAACAGTTTCAATTGCCAGTATTAATTTTTTAAAACCGGGTGATAAAACATTTTTAGATAATTCATATACTGATGAAATAACAGGTAAAGATACAATCACCGGTAACGGTGTAAATCAACCAAAATTAACATCAGTATCAAATTCAAATAAGAGTAGTGATTATTATATTAAACAAACAATTAACTCGGGCGGTAAACAAGCATCTGTTGATAATGGGTTATTAGGTATTACGTCAATTAACATTAGACAAGGATTAGATTTTTTACCATCAATTACTATTGACTTAGAAGATGTTAAAGGTAGAGCTATGTTTGAGGCCGGTGATAATTCACCATACGCGGCATTTTTTAATTTACCTTACCCGATGTTTCAATTAACAATAAAAGGTTTTTATGGTAAAGCGGTTAAATTACAATTAATGTTACAAACATTTTCATCAAGATATGATACGTCTAATGGTAATTTTAAAATCAAACTACATTTTTACACATACAAATATACATTAT